GTGTAAGATCGCTGCATTCAGATGAGCTTGAGGATAGACGTTGAATGAATGAGAACCTTTTATCATTTTTAGGACAATTACCAGAGGAGGAGCTTCCACCAGAAGAAGGGAGGCTTCCCTTTGATATTATGGAAAATGAGCCTAACGAAGACGGCAGTATTGATTTTCAGCTTGTAGATCGGGAAGACGAAGCTCCTAAAGAAGAAGATATTCTGACGCAGACGATGATGTCTCAGGATGAAAATACCTTTTATTCAAATTTGGCTGAAAGTCTTGATTCTGCTGATCTTGATCGTCTCGGTCAATCTCTGATGGATGCTATCAATGATGATGATGATTCACGAACAGAATGGATTAAGTCTTGTGAGAAAATTCTTAAGTATCTCGGTTTTAAAATCGAGGAAGAGCTTAAAATGCCCTTTGAGAATGCGGCAGGCGTTTTCGATACCACGCTTTCCAATGCCGTTATTGAATTTTATTCCAATGCCAAGATGGAGCTCTTTCCTCTGAAGGGTCCCGCAATATCTGAAATTATTGGCATTCCTAATCATCAGAAAGAGGATTCAGCCCAGAGAATAGAGCTTTATATCAATACGTATCTTACCAAAATTGATAAGATGTATATTGATGAATCTGATCGTCTTCTGATGCATATCGGTCTCTTTGGGTGTTGTTTCCGTAAGATATACGTTGATCCCATTTTAAAAATCCCTGTGGCACGCACCGTGACAGCTTCCAACTTAATCATTAACAATGATTGTTCTTCTCTTTTGGAAGCGTCTCGTATTACCCATGTTTTCAAGCTCTCCAAAAAAGAAATCCTCATGCGGATGGCAGAGGGATTTTATCGTGATATCAAGCTTTCTGATATTGCGAATGATGAAGATGAAAACGCTAAAAATCAGAAGAAAATGTATGAAAAAGAGCGTGAGAATGAAGGGCTCAGAAATAAAAAAGATGGTTCTTCCGAAGAAATTAATAAAACCTATAAAGTTTATGAATGCTATGTGGATCTCTGTGATGGTGATTTTAAATCAAAATCTTCTACCGATCAAACCAATAACGATATTCCAAAGCCTTACATCATCAGTCTTTTGGAAAATAAAAAGATTCTTTCTATTCGCCGTAACTTTAAGATGGGCGACACAAGGTTTGATCGTATTCACTGCTTTGTTAAATATGGGTATCTTCCCTCTTATGGTCTTTACTCTTATGGGCTGGGTCAGATTATTGGGTCAAACGCTATTCTCATGACCAAAGTGCTTCGGCAGATTCTGAACTCTGAGACGATGAAAATCTTCCCCCGTGGCATTCGCATGAAGGGTGTGGAATTTACCAAGAACAATTATAATATCGGTCCTTCTGAAATGGTCGAAGTGGATACACAAGATCGCCCCCTTAATGAGGCCTTGCAGTTTTTGGAACTACCTCAACAATCTCCAATGCTGATTGATCTCATTAATAACCTACGGGAGCAAACCTCAAAACTTGCCAGTGCAGGGGACGTTAAAATCCCTGAAGGAGGTTACGATGCTCCCGTAGGCACAACTTTGGCTTTGCTGGAGGTTCAGAACAAAGTTACCAGCGTCATTATTCAATCTCTTCACCGGTCTCTTTCTGAGGAATTGGAAATGATTTTCAAACTCTTTCAGGAAGGAATGACATCTCCTTATGGATTTAACGTGCAAGGAATGTATGTAGAGGTTCATCCTGAAGACTTTCAGGAGGATATTAATATTGTTCCCACAAGCAATCCTCAGGTTTCAACGATTGCCCATAGTTTGATCAAGGCGGAAAGTCTTCTCAAGATGGCACAAAGTGCGCCGGAAATTCATGATCTCCGAGCAGCCTTTGCCAATATGTACAAAATCATGAAGATTGATAATATTGATGAAATTTTGCCGCCTCCGCCGCCACCTAATCCCAATGCTCCGCCGCCTATAGATCCACAGGAAACCTTGCGGATGGATGTTGAGGTGAAAGCTCAGTCTAATCAGATGAAGAATGAGCAGGAAATGCTGAAGAATCAGATTTCCTTTATGAAAACGCAGATTGATTATCTTGTGCAATGGCAGAAAATTATCTTATCCTATCAGCAGGCAGGATTGAATCCGCCTATGTTGCCTGATATACCTATTCCTGATCCTTTGCTTCAAGGAGGGTCTCCGACCACGCATATGGATCCTAATATGCTGAGACAAATGGAGATTCAAAAGCAGGTTCAGGCTCAACAAATGCAGGCACAGCAACAGCCTCCCCACGGTCATCAAGGTCATGGTGCAGGGGATATGCAGGATCAGCAACAACCAGATCAAGGGCAGGATCAACAAGAGCCTGATCAGAATCAAATGGATCAATCTCAACAAGGACAATGAAAATGAGTAAAGTCGGATATAGCGGTCAGGACGATATGAGAGCACGGGCAGAGCGGGAATTCCCAGGAATCAATGGGAAGGTTCATCATGAAGGAATGATGGCGCCCAAAATGGCAACAAAGTACGCCACTATCGGCACCTATAAAAAAGGGGGTCATGTTCGCGGCCGCGTAAAAAAGGGAATGGGCGGACCTATGGGTGGAAATGTTCCCAACCAAAATGTTAATAACAAGATGTCCGATCCGACCTTAGGTCAAAGTAATGCAACCGCAAACCGAAATAATTTTCAGGGTCCTAGCTGGACATGGCCTTCCATTCAGCCACAAGGAAATCCCTTGAGGAAGGGCGGTAAGGTTCTCGGGAAATCCATTAAAAAGGCTGTTGGCGGAAATCTTGTCGGTGGTCTTGGCACAACAACTCCTTCCTATCTTTCAGATCCTGCTTATAAAGCCGATCCTACCGCTTATCGTAAGGCCAATAACATGGGGAGCGGTGTGTATGGAGCCAACGGACAGCAACAGCCACTTGCTCGCAACACAGGAGGGCGTATCGGTAAGTCAGGGACATGCGGAGAAGCGCAACAGAAAGCTTTCGGTGGCAAGATTAATGGCATGAGTACCGTTGATCGGATGGCCGCCGCACGTAGGCCAAAGGCATCAGCAGACGAGGGGAATCCTTTGCGTAAAGGGGGAAGGGTTAGAAAAAATATCGGAGGAAGTCTTTCTTATAGTGATGGCCGTCCTTTCGGAGCCGGTCCTGGCGGATTTGAGGCAATGCGTGGAAGAATGCAAGGAGGAAATCCTATCCAGAGAGCGGTAGGCGGTGTTGGCAAGATGCGTCTTGGTATGGCAACGCCACGCGGAAAACAGCATATGACATCCGCTCCGCGGAAGGTCAATCGAGGCGGTTGATAAATAATGGCTGGGATGATTGGCTTGTCCGTCTGTGTGCACGATTTATTCTTCTTTTCAAAAGAAAGAAGCCATTCGTGAAGGATTTTTACGTTGATCCGGCGAAGCATGATCGAGAAACGAGGAAATGTCTTGATAAAATTGTCGAGCGTCTTTCGTCATTGGAGGATCGCCTTGTGTCAGGGTCTATCCCAGATCACATCACTTATAAACATCTTTCGGGATTTCGTGAGGGTCTTCTCTTTGCGATTAATACATTTGTTGAAAAGAACACTACCAAAAATGAGGAAAATATTGACGATGACTGAAGAAAATCAAAAAGGACTAAGCTATGTGGACGATCAGACACTCGAAGAATGCGAGCAGATGATTGAACAAACACTTGGATTTCCACCCATGCGGGTGACAGGATATAACTTGTGCCTCATGCTCTATACGCCCCCTGAAGAAATTATGGTGAAGGATAAAGAGGGTCGGGAAATCATTGATCCTATGGGCATTAGCAAAAAGATCATCATCCCTCATGAGCATATTGAAAACAGTAAGTATAGTACATGCGTTGCCCTTGTATGTGGCATGGGTCCCTTCGCCTATAAGGCCAAGAAGTACGAAGAGCAAGGAGCATGGTGTCGTGTAGGGGATTGGGTCGTGATTCCGCGTCATGAAGGTGTTCAGATCATGTATCGCGATGTTCCCATGATGATTATTCCTGATGATTGCATTTTGGGTGTGGTGGATGATCCTACCTACGTCAAGAGAAGTTAAAATTAATATCATTGATTTAAGGTTAAAAGAGAGATATTAAAATAGACGGGATAGGATTCTTTTTTTAGTCAAAACTACTTAAAGTTCTGTCATTTCCTATCCCACTTTTAAAAGGATGATATATGAATTCAGAAATAATACTTACATATTATAAGCCGACTGGAACCTTAGCCATTGCTTATGCAATGGATTATGACAAAGAAGGAAGAGTTTATCCTTTTTTAAAGCCACTTTCCATCTCTTTGAGCGAACAGCTTTATCCCTTCTTTGAAGAAGCTCTTAGAGATCGTGAGAAAAAAGAGACGAAATATAAATTCGATCCGAGAATTCCTGATAAATTTGATCCTCAACTCTCTAAGGGATGTGCCCTTCATCCTCATGCGGTCACGACTTCTAAGGGAATGTGTCCGGTCTGTGAAATTAAGTACGGGCTGAGAACCCCAGATCTTGGACAGCAAAATTTTGATTCTGGGTTGCAGGAATCTTTTAAAGCTGAGTGTACACAGAAAAAAGAAGAAAGATTGAAACAGCATCGATCTCTCCGTCTAGAATGTCTGAGTTTAGCCATCAATGCTTTTCCAGATGATGGTATTGATAATCTGTTACGGACTGCACGTAAGATTGAAGAATACGTCTATACGGAAAAATGCTCCATTGAAGATCATTATAGATGAATTGTGGATCAGCAGGACTTAAAAATGAATTTTTCATTATCATCATTAGGAATTTTAAATGAATCAAGAGCAGTTTAGCGGTATCGAGAGCGGTCTAGAACAAAATGAAGATTTTTTGGAAGAAGAGGAAAGCATTGATTTAGCAGCGGAGGACGCTGAAGATCAGGCAGAAGAGGAATCTTCTGAAGAAGAAAAATCTGAAGCAAGTCAGACTGATGCTGAAGATCAAGATTCTGCGATGGCTTTTGAAGTTGAACGCATTAAGAAAAATCTGAAGGAAAACGATAAACTCCGCCGCATGACCTATGCTCAATCTGAAAAAATACGTCAGATGGAAGCAGAAAATCTGCATCTTAAGAATTTAGCCGGTCAAACCTTTGAAGATAATGTGATTCATACGGGTGCACGTCTTGAGGAAGATATGCAAAAGGCAAAGGCTGAAGCGGCTATTGCCATGAAGGAAAATGATACTTACGCCATTGTCGAAGCTCAGGCTAAAATAGCCAAGATCGCGGCAGATATCAGTAATTTTGAACGATGGAAAGATGGGTATCAGGGACAGCAAGAGGCGGCTACCGATAATAGCGGTGGTCTGGAACCTCAGCTGGATCTGGAAAGACAGCAGGGTATTGTTGAATGGATACAAACCCAGCCCGATCTCAATGAGAATTCTCCTTATTACAATCCGCAGTTGACCTATATTATGGGAAATATTGCGAATAATATTGATGCTGAACTCTGGCAGCAAGGGAATCAGCATCTTATTGGCACCTCTGATTATTTTGATTTGTTTGACAAGGTGGTCGATGAACAAAGAAAAATTATTAATTCTCAATATTCACAAGGAAACTTTGGTATGAATTCTCCACAGCGTCAGGCGCAAACTGTTAATCGAGGACGTCCTGAAGTGAAATCAAGGGGATATAGTCATCCTGTCACGCGGGGAAATATTTCTGGCAATGGAGAAGGGGGATCAAAGACTGTTCGCCTGACTTCGGAAGAAGTTGAATTTGCAAAATCAATTGGCGTTTCTCCCAAGTCTTTTCTTGAAAGCAAAATTCAAGATATGCAAAGAAAGGTTTATTAAAATGGCTAAAAAAGTTACGTTTGAAGGTGATGACATCTCTGAAAAAGACGAAATCTATACCAAGAGACATCATGAAAAGCATGAAATGGATAAATGGACGAAGCATAAGAATCATATTATGCAGATGCATCATCGTGATCCTCTTTATATCCCTGCTGATGAAATTCCTGACAATGTTGAATATTACTGGGTTGCAGAAAGTTGTATGGATAAGCCTGATCATGCCCGTCCTATGGAAATGGAACGCCGTGGCTGGTCTCCTGTTCCCGCGAGTCGTCATCCGGATATGGTCTTAAAGCGTAATTTTGGCAAAGATGATGAGCAGCATGGACGAGATTATATCTATTATAAGGGTCTTGTCCTCTATGAACGAGATAAAGAGCTTTGCGAAATTGAGAGAGAGCAAACGCAAAGAATGGTGGATTCCGTTGAATCCAATATGACCGGCGTTGAGAGCGGGGGTCCTGCTCATTGGAGAAAAGTGCAATTTAATGGCCGTAGTGGATTGAGAACAATTCCTCGTGCTTTTGGATTTTAAAAATGGATCAGGAAAACATTAAGGAAATCGTGAGACTTGTCAAACAAAGTATTGATGATGATGCAAAGCAACAGTTTAATGATCATGGGCAAAAGCAAGTCAAGTTTATGCAGCGTGAGAGCCTGGAAACCAATAATGAATGGGTAGATTTACATGAGTATGAAAATAAAAGTGAAAAGAGGAAAACATCTCTTGAATTCTCTATTAGCTTCTGCACGTCTTTGGATGATGGAAAAAGTGTCAAAGAAAAAAGAGAGCAAATAATCGAGACAGCAAGATTATTTTATGAATTTTTATCCGATGATTAAAAGAATACTTCTGTGCTCTTCCTTATTTTCTCTTGTGCATAATGGATACGCCTCAAATCCGGATGAAATTCAACAGCATAAGAATGGTTGTCTTTGTCAATAAGATATTTCTTTTTATGTATTGATTCTCTCAAAGTATTTTTATAAGATGCATTATTGTGGAGGAGTGGTCTATTTGCCTAAAAACTTATTTCTGCTCCTCCACATATTCTTGAGCCGCTAGAATTCAAAGAGGCTTTTGTTCCTGAGACGGGAATTAAACAAAGTCCTGATCGAGCCAATCAATCCATGCGCTGTGTTCCTCTTGGGGGAATTAAATAATCCAAAAGTAATTTTGTTTTAATTAATCCACAAAAGAGGATTTCTCTATGTCTTATGGAATTAATGCCCCACAAGGATTGAAGCCTCATTCTTATATGAACGGCTCTCCGTGGAACGGCGCGACTCAATCTCTTCCAATTATGTCAGGTCAGGCCACCAGCATTTATACAGGTGATCTTGTGACGTGGGATAATACGACAGGAACCGCAGCAGGAGCTACAGGTGGGATTCGGTGCGCTACGGGTGTAGCTGCTGATTTTGCTAGCACAACAGTTCCTCTTGCCCTTGGTGTTTTTATGGGTTGCCGATATCGGCAATATGTGGGCGGCTTATTGCAAGAGTTTAACTCTCCTTATTGGCCTGGTGGTACTGTTGTTGCTCCCATAAGTACTACTACTAATATCACAGCCTTTGCAGAAGCTTTTGTCGTCACAGATCCTAACGTCCTTTTTGATATTCAGGTTTCATCCTCTATCGGAAATGTAGCCACTCTTTATGGCGGCATTGCTCAAAAATCACTTGGCTTGAATGCCTATCTTGGTCTTGGAATTATCGGTTCAGCAGGAAACGGAAGTCTCTTAAATTCTGTAACTCAGCTTCAATCTGCTAATGGGACATCTTTGCAGAATAATCCAACGACAGGAAATCAACAGTCTGGACTTTCTGGCGTTTATCTTGATATCGGGGGGGGTGCAAATGGAACATTGGGAATTGGTGGAACTACGCAAAGAACACAATGTAAAATTATAGGACTGACGCCACGGGTTGATCAGTTCAATAACCTCAACACTCCTCTTTCTCTGGCAGATGATTTTGCAACAGGACCTATGAAGGTTGCAGGATCCGTTCCTGCTCAAGTTTCCAATGGTTCATTTAATAACGTTTTGGTTCGGTTGAACTACCATTTCTTTGGTACATCAACTGTTGCTAATCCTTCATAATTTTAGGAGTTTAATAGATGTCTGCAACCCGCACCGCCAATATTCAATCGCTTCTTCGCAGAGGCGTCAGGTCTGTTTGGTCTTCTGATAAATATTATGCTCCTCAATGGTCAGAAATTTACGATACACATCCATCGGATCAGGAAACAGAAATTGAAGTTGAAATGAAACTTCTGGGTCTTGCTCAAGTCCGTGCTGAAGGTGCGCCTTCGGCTGTGGATACCATGTCTCAGAAGATCATCACGCTTTATACCCACAAATACGTCAGCTTGATGTTTGAGATTACACGTCAAGCTCGTATGGATAACCTTTACAAGTCTCAGTTTCCTCATGAAGTTCTTTCTTTGAAAAACTCCATGCAGCAAACAAAGGAAGTCTTGGGGGCATCTCTTTTGAACAATGCCCTGAATGCAGCGAATCCCATTGGGGATGGGCAGCCTATGTTGTCCACGGCACATCCTATTGAAAAAGGATATTATGCCAATACACTCAGTATTCAGGCTGATTTAACCGAAGGCTCTCTTGAATCCATGATTATCCTGATTCAACAGTTCAAGGATCAGGCAGGACTCATTACACGTCATGTTCCGCAAAAGCTGGTTGTTCCTCCGCAGAACCAATTCGTGGCAGAACGCCTTTTGGGATCAGCTTTCCGCACAAATACGAGTATGAATGATATTTCAGCGATCTATAATCTTTCCTCGATTCCTCAGGGATATCGCGTGAATCAGTTCCTGACGTTGCCTCGTTCATGGTTTATCCTCACCTCTGCAAAGGGCATGAATCATTATGTTCGTGAATCTCTGGAGACCTCTGTTTATACGGATATGGATACAGATAACTACAAGGTTAAGGCATTGGAGCGTTATAGCTTTGGATGCGGTAATCCACGGGCGATTGCCGGCTGTGCAGCTGTTTAACACTCATTAAAGGATTCTGGTTATGGCAAGAGGAATTAATCGCTACGCTCCGTCATTGACGACTTCCGGTGTTGTTATTTGCGATACAGATTTATCTGGTGGGAATGGCAATGATAAACCGATTGGTCCCAGTACCTATGGGTTTCTTCCTGCGGGATGGGTGGGGGGAGCGAATGGCGTTCCGATCATGCAAACTCCTAATATTGCTCTCTCTCAGACTGTAAATGCCAATGCGTCCTTTGTTTTTAATTCAACATCACTCGTGAATATTGGATCAGTTTTCCCTGGTCAACCTGTTCAGATTCAAGTTCAGGGGATTGCCGCTGTTGCAGGAGCCGTTGTGACGTTGGTTGGATTTAACGGAAAAACTGCTGTTACGGACACTCTGACTTTTAATAACCTTGCGGCGGCCGGCCTCGCGACTCAAATTTCTGCAAATAGTTACACTTCTTTGACTTCTGCGGTGGTTACTACGCAAAACCTTACGAATGCAACGATTTCAACTGTCTATTTAAAGACAAATAGTGGACAGCCCTTTTTAGCGGCGGCACTGGATTTGAATTCCACTGCCGGTGCTTTTTTGAATCCTAAGATGTTTTCATCTGATATTGAGAATCTTGATACGATAACAACTGCAGGACAGTCGCAAGGATCTCTGGCCAATGTTCAGAAT